GCGATGGAGGATAGGCTGAAAAAGCTGGAGGGACAACTGGCGGAATCTGCTGCGAAAAGCGCAAAGGAAACCCGTGCCAAGGAAATAGCGAATACTATGGCCAAGCACAATATCCCAGACGAATTTCGCGAGAGGCTGGCTAAATCCATCGACGACAACGAGAATGCCGATGAGGTTGTGGCCGCTATCAAGCAGAGCATGATCACCCGTGGACTGATGCCAGATGACGCAGAGGGTAGCAAAGCAGCAAGCACGCAGCAGGTGGATAAGGCGGCGGACAGCTTGCTGGAATCAATCCAAGTCAAATAAACTCTAAAAAAATGAAAACAACGAGAAAATCCTACACGGGTATGCGCCCGATTTTCACGGGGTCGCCCTCAATCGTTCAGGGAGGTTTCAACCTGGATGTGGAGGGTCAGCGTTTCGCGGTCGGGGATATAGTCCCCGCAGGTTCGTTGGCCATCTACGACGAAACGACACGCAAGGTGCAGATCGTTAAGACGGCCAAGGTCGTTGCTATCGACGGCACCAACAAGAAGCGCGTATCTCTGCAAGTTATGGAGTTCTACGCTCCGATTTTCGCTGTCGGCGATGCCGTCCTCAAAGCGGGTGCGGGGGCTGTCGAGTTCTCCAGCGTTCCGACGATTGCAAAGATCGAAAAGACCGACACCAAGTTTGTCGTGGAGTTGTCGGCGGAGATCTCCGGCCTGGCTGTCGGCGATGTCCTGGAGGAGGTAATCTCCGATGGCCAGAGCAGCGCGAAATCGAAAGAGATCGGCCTGGCCCATTCCGTAACCATCTGCGATGTCGTGGTCGGCGAGTACGAAACCGCGATTGATGTGTGCGATGACACCATGCAATACAAGCTCTACGAGCGTCGCGTGCCGCCCATTCCGGCCAGCCAGAAAGACGAAACGGGCAGGTTCCTGAAAGCGAACCCCAACGTAAAGCTCACCCAGGCGTTAGCCTAAAAAACAAAGTGAAAAATGAGATCGGTATTTACAACGTTCAAAGGCCTCCACAAGGATGGAGCACCTTTGGATCTCCTGGCGACCTGGAGAAAAACTTTCGACAAGGCAGCAGAGCGTGAGGTCGCTCTTTTCCAGAAAATGTACTGCGATGAGTGGTACGAGTTCAACACGCCCCAGATGAGCCTCACGGCGGACGCTATCGTCGGCAAATACAGGCTCCGTTTCATGGCTACGCTGATCGGCGACGAATCGCCCACGCCGCTCCGTCGTACTGACGGCTTCGATGTGTGGAGCAAGGAGATCCCGCGTATCGGCCACAAGTTCCCCATGTATGCGCGCGACTATCGCAAGCTGATGGAGATCTACGAGAACCCGCGCCTGAACGAGGCGCAGAAAGTTCGCCAGATCGAAAAGACCCTGAAACACGATATGCAGGATGCCTACCTGGGCTGCAAGGATGTGATGGACTTCATCACCCTTACCGCTCTGACCAACTGGGGTGTCTGCCAGTTCGCGCCGGAAATCAACAACCCTGGCGGCCGCAAGTTCGAGATCGACTATGCGATGCCTGAAAGCAACAAGCTGATGAGCGCGTACAACTGGACGACCTCAAACACCCAGGCCGGAAAGGTCAGCCCGCTGACCATGCTGGCCATGATCTGCTCCGGTATGCGCAACCGACAGATTGTCCCAGGCGAGATCCTGATGGGCGAGGATTTATATTTCTGGCTGAAATCTGACCTGACCACCCGCCTGATGGCACACGGAACGGACAAAAAGGACAAGGTGGTAACGGAGAGTGAGATGCAGGCCCTCCTGGCTGACCTCCAGATCCCGAAAGTCCGCGTTATTACGCGCAAATTCGCGCTGGATCGTGATGGCGCGCGCAACGAAATCGACCCGTGGAACCACAATTTCATCGTGATCAAGCCGGAGGGCAAAATCGGTGAGATTCAGCCTGCCATCGAGGACAGCGAACTGATCGAGGAGGACAACGTGGACTACATGGATGCCGGTAACGGTATTCGTATCGCCAAGTGGCGCACGGGTGAATCGACGAGCCAGGTGGCTGCCGAGTTCACCCAGGGTTCGGCGCGCATGATCCCGTGCATTACGGAGATCGACGCTATTTATTGCGTTCAGGTGCGCGGTATCGAGGAGAAAGTGGTGCCCACTGATGCGAACGGTAACGCGCGCATGTTCTGGACAAAGAAAGAGTACGAAACCGGCGAGGCTGCCTTGCAGCGAGTGTAACCATGAAGCTGAAAGTAATTAAGGCGTTTATCGGTATCGCAGAGGGCGAAAAAACGCTCCTGCCTGGCCAGACCATCGTAACCAACGACCTCACCAGGATTAACACCCTGGTGGGTCGAGGGTTGTGCGAAATCATCGAGGTCGAGGCTCCGAATACCGAGAATGCTGGCGGGGATGCTGGCAGCGCAGGCAATGAGGTCGTGGAGTTCAACGGCAATTCGTATGCCCTGGATGTGATCAAGGCCGCTATGGTCAAAGTCGGAATCCAGGTTGCCAAGAATGCCAAGGTCAACGGCGTGAACAATGCCCTGGCAAAACTCACCGACGAGCAGACCACCGAGCTTTACCAGGTGTTGAACGAATCCGAGGAGTAAGCTATGGCAGAACTGACGAAATACGAGGCGTTGATCGGCGAGCTGGAGCCTTACACTCCCAGTCCTCTGACGCTCAAAAAAGCCCTTATGGACGCGAACGCAGGCGACCCAGAGGATGGGTACGGCGCGGCGGACAAACCCGCTATCGCAATGGCAGCAATCCAGGTTTTGAAAAAGCTGATGGTGCTGGCGAGTGATAGTATGGGCAAATCCTCCCAGTCGTACAGCGTCGAGGCTCTGAAAAAGAGGATAAAGGATCTTTGCGACGAAAATGGGTTTGACGAATCGGATTTTGTCGAGGTGCCCACGATTACGGACGGATCGAACTTGTGGTAGCCATGGGTGTGTACAAAGACAGATTCAAGTATAGGCGGAGCCAAGAACCAGAGCAGGATCCCGACACGGGATTCTACTCTGGCGGCGGCCCGACCGAGTGGATCCCTGGCGGCGAATGCCAGGCCGAGCGCGCCATACCGGCAATACAATACCTGGGTGCGGACGGGCAGATGCACGCATATAGTTATGATGTGTTTATCCCAAAACCCTTTCGTGGAAAGTTGGCAATCGCTGACGAAATCCAGGTGCATTTTGAGGATGGCAGCACGGATGAGTTTACCATCCAAGGTGTGGACGACTTAAATAGGAGGTATATCGAGGTATGGGGATAAAACCGAAATTCGGCAACGGAGTGGTAAAATCCAAGGTGGAAAAGTTCGGCGAGCGCCTGGATGCGGCGGTAGTTTTTCTGCTGAAATACATGGGCGAAATGCTGGCAAAATACGCCAAGGAGAGCCACACCTACACCGACCAAACGGGGAACCTTACAAACTCTATCGGCTATGCAATCGTTCACCAGGGCAAAGTTATGCACTACGGCGGGGAGATCCAGCCTGGCGACGGAGCCGCCGAGGGGTTAAAGGTGGCAATGGCGATGGCTGCAAAGCTGCCAAACACCTACTCCCTGGTAATCGTGGCGGGCATGAATTACGCGGCGTATGTAGAGGCAAAGGGTTACAATGTTATCCTGCCTGCCGAACTGAAAGCCAAAAAGGAGTTCCCCGCCCAGATGCAACGGCTGAAAGAACTTGCGACGAAAAAGGCAAATGAATTATTTGGGAATCTGAAATGATAACGACGGAAGAGATAGCAGTACGGGTTTACCAGATACTGACAGGCAGCAGCGTGAAAACGCTGATCTCCGGCCGTATTGACTACGAGCGAAACGACTACTCCAAGGAGGATGTTATTATCGTGCCTCACACCATCACGGGCGAGGGTTCCGTGCGTTTCGGACAGATTAACGTGAATATCCATGTGCCTGACCAGGTAAAGCGAGGCGCGGAAAAGAAACCCGTTTACAGGGTAAATTTTCCAAGACTGATCGAGATCCGCGCGGCGGCAATAGATGCTCTGAAATCCCACTATGAGAGTGGAGAGGGCTGGAATTGGGTTATAGGGCGGTTGAATCCACCTATCAAAGAGCCAGGCCAAAACGAGCACTTTGTTTCGCTTGCGCTGGAGCTTACTGTAAGAGAGAAAATTTAACAACTTAATACAAATTTCGTTATGGCTATTTTAGCAACCATGGGCGTAAAGAAAGTAGAGTACGCCGACGTAAACAGCACTGATCCGACCAAAATGCCGGAAGCAAGCGCGACATGGACGGCCGTCGATGTGTACCAGGACACTTGCACCTTTGTGGACAAGGATCCGACTACCACGACGCACAAATCCGAAACCAGCTCAAAGAAAATCACCCTCAAAACCAAGGAGGGTTCCGATCTGACGCTTTCCATCATGGATCCCTCCATGCAGCAGCTGGCAGACCTGGAGGGTGGCACCTACGACAAGACGGCTAAAACGTACACCGAGCCGGAAACGGCGGTAGTCGTTGAGAAAGCGTGGCGTGTTACGCCGCAGGCTGGTCTGGTGCTGAATATCCCGTGCGCGTCCGTTACGGCGAAGAAGAACACGACCTACTCCGCCACGGGTATCACGCTGCTGGATCTGGTCGTAAACCCGACTTGCGCGGTATCATACGAGGAGGGGAAATAATAGCGCGGCTGTTTTGACCCTTAACAAGAAAGCCTCCTCCGTAAAAGGCAGGGGGCTTTCTTTCTAAAAATCAAGACATGGAGCAGAATAAGAATAATATAGAGTTGACGCGAGAGGAGCGGATCGAATTGGAGGAGAAAGCGATCCAGGCCCTTATCGAAATGGGCGCGCGTTTTTCGGTGCCCTTGACCATAAAGCCGCGCAAACAGCCGTGGCGATATGCGTGGTGGAACAAACATTTCCCCAACCATGTGAAACTCTATCGGGATCGCCGAATCCCCAAGGGGTGGGATGTTAGCGTGGAGGAGATGCCGGATGCTGCGTTGGGCACCATCAAAAAGGTGTATATGCGCCACTTTCATGTGAAGCCGCTCTACCTGGGCACCATCGACTATATCCGAAAGCTCTATTTGCGGATCGAGTACGACGAGGCGGCCATCCAGGAACAACCCATCCAGGAGAGCAAGAAGCTGTTCAAGTATATTCAGACAATGGCCGAGATCGCCGCCGTTGCAGTCATCAACAACCCCCGAATCACCGACCCCACCGACAAGAGTGTGCGCGAACTGAAAGCCTTTTTCCTGGAGCACCTGAATGTGTCGCGCCTCCAACGTCTGGCCGATGTGATCAGCCAAATGATGAACGCAGGGGGTTTTACATCCTCTATCAGATCAATACGGGAAATCGGAACGACAAATCCGATTCAGCACAACAGAGCGGGTCTGGTAGAGAAATAATCGGGCTGAACAGCCCGTGGGGGAATCGTGGGGAGATCCTGAAAGCCTTTTGCGGATGGACTTACGATTATTTGCTCTGGGGAATCTCATGGCTGAATGTACAGACAATGCTGGCGGATGCTGCCAGAATACCAGACCAAAAGACGGACGGCCAGGAGGACAAACATATAACGCTGGAATCGAAAGAGGATATAATACAATACCTAAATAGCAAAATGTAAATGGAAAATATAAACGGAGCTTTAGCGTTTCAGGCCACCCTGGATATAGACGATTTTAATGTGTCGTCGCAGGCGATGGAAAGGCGCATCCGGCAGGTTTCCACCACGGCACAGGTGGAATCCGAGCAGATGGACGAAAGCCTGCTGAAATTCGCCAGAAACGGGGCTATGTATATAACTTCTTACCTCGTCGGGCAGGGAATGACCAACCTGCTTAATAGTATCGTGCAGACGCGCGGCCAGTTTCAGCAGCTGGAAATCGCGTTTGATACTATGTTGGGAAGCGGTGATCGGGCAAAGGAGTTAATGGATCAGATGGCTGAAACAGCCGCTAAAACGCCGTTTGACCTCAAAGGTGTAGCCGGAGGTGCCAAACAACTCCTGGCATACGGAGTTAGTGCCGACAAAGTAAACGATACCCTTGTTAGGTTAGGAAACATAGCCAGCGGCCTTTCAATTCCGCTCAATGATATTGTTTACCTATATGGCACGACAATGGTGCAGGGTCGTCTTTATGCCCAGGATGTGCGCCAGTTCACGGGCCGTGGTATTCCGTTGGTAAAGGAGTTGGCAGCCGCCTATGGCGTAACCGCCGAGGAGATCAACAAGATGGTTTCCGAGGGAAAAATCGGTTTCCCAGAGGTTGAAAAAGTGATAAACAAGCTCACCGATTCGGGCGGGCAGTTCTTCAACCTTATGGAGAAACAGAGTGCCAGCCTTACGGGCATGATCTCCAACTTGCAAGACAGTTGGGATATGATGCTTAACGAAATCGGAGAGGCGAATCAGGACGTGTTCGCAAAGGGTATCAGCGGCGTATCCTACATGGTGGAGCACTACGAATCCATCTTAAAAGTCCTGAAAGCTATTGCTATTTCCTATGGCTCGTACCGTGCCGCCGTCGTGCTGAACACGCTGGCCACAAAAGGGCACACGGGGGTTGCGCTGCTGGACAATACCGCAACGCAGGCAAAAATCGCCCTGCTGAAAGTCGAGGCCACGCTGTCCGGCCGGAGTGCAGCCCAAACCCAGGCCATGACCGCCGCGACCACGGCGCATGTGGCCGCACTCCAAAATGAACTGTCGGCCGAGGAGTTGTCGAACATTCAAAAGCGCCTCCGAGTTGCCACCATCCAGAGCTTGCTCACGGCCCAGCAGCAGGAATACCTATCGAATCTGGGTCTAACGGCCAGTTCCGAGGGCTACGAGGCAGCCGCCATGGGCGTAATGTCTGTAGATCAGCAGTTAGCCCTCAAAAAGACAGACCTATCGTCAAAGAGTGTCGCCTACCGTGCCCTGCTGGAGCAGGAAACGGCAGCAAAGCGAGCAAATGCGGCCGCCACCCTGGAAGCTATGCGGGCCGAGGTGAAAGAGGCATACGCAAAGTTGGAGGGCGCAAAGCAAACCGCAATATCCGCAAGTCAAGCCGCCGAGGCCGCGCGTTATGAGGTGTACTGGGCAAAGCAATCGGGCGATGCCACCCGTATAGCGACGGCAGAGAAACGGATGGAGGCGGCGGTAAACAATGAGGCGATCGCCAGAAAAACAGCCCTGGCCTCCAGTACCGAGTTTTACACCAAGAAAAAAGCCCTGGAGACTACAGCCACCAAACAGAGTACGATTGCCGCCGGTGCCGATATTGCCGCCAAAAAAGCCCAGACGACAGCAACGGGCATACTTTCGGCAGCTACAGGAAAGTTGACTATCGCCGTTAAGTCTCTTTGGGCGACCATGAAAGCCAACCCCCTGGGCTGGTTGCTTACGATCGTCGGCCTGGTTATTTCGGCATTTTCTCTGTTCAAAAAGGAGCAGGAGGAGACCGGCGATGCCATGGGCGAATTTCAGGAAACGACCAGGAAAGAGATCGACAACCTTGAGATACTGTTTGCCGTGTTGCGGAACACCGAGAACGGCACCAAGACCCACAAGGATGTGGTGGAGAAAATCAACGCAATATGCAAGGAGTACAACAAAACCCTGCTGGATGAGAATGCGACCCTGGCCGACCAACGCAAGAAATACGAGGAGTTGACCGAAGCCATACAACAAACGACCGCCGAGAAAATCCGTGCAAAGTACGCCGAGCAGGCTCTACAAGAGCAGGCAAAGGAAAACGACGAGGCCAAAGGCTCACTCAAAAAAACAGCCCGAAAGTTTAAGACCTACGAATGGACGGATGGGGCGGAATATGGTTACTGGGCAGATGTAAAATCAATCCAGGACGCCAGCGATGTCGTGTTTGACCTTATCGAATCGGACGCGATGGAGGCAGCAAACCGCCTTAAAACGCTGTCTGGTGAAACCTATACGGAGGCTTATCGCGATGCCGTGAACGCCATGGTTAAATCATTTCAGGCGGCCACGAAAACAAGCGACACGGATATGGCAGAATTTCGCCGTCATATTAGTGAATACTTTGATTCCGTCGTACAAAGCACTCAAAAGGCAGACCAGGCTATTGCGTCCATGAATACCGCTATGGAGGCCTATGGCAAAAAGGAGCCACCCAAAACAGTCCAGGAAACGGCTATTTCCGCCGCCATGTCTTTCGATGAGCTGGAAAAGAAAGCAAAGGATGCCCAGAGGGAGATAGACGAAATCAATGCTAAAAAGGTGAAAGTGGATGCCGACACCGTGCGCCTGGAAGCGTTAAAGACCCTGCTGGGTGATATTAACGGAGCGATTGGCACCAAGACAAACGACCTGAACACAGAGGCCGGAATATCGGCGCGCATACAGCAGCTCAAAAACGAGCGGGCGAATGTGGAGATAAACAGTAAGCGTTACAAAGAGTTGTCCGATACCATCGAGAGCCTGGAAAAGAAAATGCCGTCGAAAAAGTCGGACACGGCCGCCGCGCAGAATGCCGCAGCTCTTTCAGCGAAACAGATCGAAAATGAACGCAAGCTGGCCGAGGCGAGAATATCCGTTATGGAGGATGGCTATGCAAAGCGGAAAGCTACGCTCGATTTGCAGCACCGGCTCGAACTTGCGCAGATCGACAAGGAGCAGAGAGAACTGGAGGAGGCCTACAAAAAAACTGGCAAAGGCGGATTATCGGCCGATGAAAAAGCGGCATTCCAAGAACGGCGCGACCTGGCCGAACAAAACTACTCAAAGGAGAGTGTTAAACTCTTTGACAGCGAGATCGAGTACCGCAAAAAACAATATGCAGCCTACTATCAATGGGTGGAAAATGTGGGCAAAGATGTGGCCGACAAACATTTCCAGGAGCTGCTGAAAGAGGGCGGCAGCTTTACAGCCTGGGTGAATACCCAGATAGCGAGCCTGGAAGCGAAAAGATCCCAATCGCCCGCCGAGTTCTCGGACGGCGATGCCTCCGCGTTGAATGCCCTGAAAATCCAGCAGGCGGAGTTGACTGGCGCAAAGTCGGCAATGGATCTTTTCCGCGAATCCGTACAACGCGCCATCGGGCAGGCCCAGACCCTGGCCGAGAAACTACAAGCTGTTGCCGACCTGAAAGAGCAGCTTGCGAACGGCAATTTTCACCTGAACACCGACGATACGGCCGCCGCAACGCTCCAGCTCGATACGCAGGATAGTGAGCTACAAAAGGAGGTGCAAGAGACCCTTTTGAAAGAGTATCGAACCTACGAGGAGCAAAAGAAAGCCATACAAGACGAATATGCGCTGCTGCGCAATGAGGCCATCAAAGCCAACAACCAAGAGCGGTTAGACCTGGTTAACCAGGGCGAAGCCGAGGCGTTAAGCGCGCTGAACGCGGCGATGCTTATGCAGAGCGAGAGCTGGAAAAACCTGTTCTCCGATATGGACAGCCTGACGGTCGAGCAGATCGACAAGTTGGTGCGTGATATTCAGGAAAAGCTAAACACGGCCGATCTTAACCTGAATCCGGCCGACCTGGCCGCCGTGCTGGACAAGCTGGATCAAGCCAAACAAAAGGTGCTCGATGTAAACCCGTTCAAAGCTCTGGGAACCGCGATTTCGTCCGTATTCTCCAAGAGTGCAAACGGGTCTAAAAAAAGTTCCAAACAAATCAAAACGGACTGGAGCAACCTGGCAAACGCAACGGCCGGCTGTTTCGACTTTATCGAGGATGCCATAGATAGCTGCGATGTGCTGGGCGACCTTATCGGCGACACGGGCAAAGCCACAATTTCCATGCTGGGCGGCATGGCCCAGGCAGGTATTGCTATGGCGGCAGCCATCAAAACCGCCGAGAAAGGCAGCGTTATCCTGCTCGCTATTTCGATCGCGTTACAAGCCATCCAATGGATTGCCTCGCTGTTCAACAACGACGACAAAATAGAGAAGCGGATCCAGAATATCCAACGGAATATAGACAAGTTGGAAGGTGCGCTGGGACGGCTGCAAAATGCGTACAACAACACCTACTGGACATTCAATGAGGAGGAGCAGGCTGCCTACGAAAAGAACATTCAGAGTATCGAAGCGCAGATTGACGCATTGCAGAGGGAGGCGCAAGTGGCTTTTAGGGTCTGGGATTTCAGCAGGTACGCGAAGCTCACCAAGCAGATCAAAGATCTGAACTACGAGTTGGAAAAGGCCAAAAACAAAGGCGATATGTTCACTCTTATGGATATGCAAATAGAGAATTTGCGTAAACAGCAAGAGTTGATCCGTCAGCAAATCGAGGCCGAGAAAAGCAAAAAGAAGACCGACTGGGACAAAATTACCTCCTGGGAGGAGCAGATCAAAGACATAGACACCCAGGTGGAGGATCTGAAACGCTCCATGATGGAAACGCTGGCGGGAACCGATGTAAAGAGTGCCATAGATGAGTTTGCCGAAGCGCTGGTAGATGCCTATTGCCAGGGCGAGGATGCTGCCGAGGCCCTGGGTGAAAAGACAAAAGCGGTGTTAAAAAATGCCGTCGTGGAGGCTCTTAAAAGGCAGTTCCTGGCAAAGGGTATCAATGATGCGGTGGAGTATCTGGCTGATGCTATGGGCGACCAGGTGCTGACGGATGCCGAGCGGGCCAAATTCACGGCGATGGTGAACGCGGCGGGCGACTTGTTTAATAAAGCTCTGGAGAATGCGGGCGACTGGATTAAAGACACCGAGGAGGCCGCGCAGGATCCTCTGCAAGGTGCCATCGCCTCCATGAGCGAGGAAACGGGCGGCGTGATAGCCGGTCGACTGAATGCCTTTATTATCAACCAAGGCGACCAGACGGCCATAATGCGCGAGGCCCTGGTGTACCAGGTGCAGATCGCCAACAACACGGCAAAGATGGCCCTGGAGATTACCGAGGTGAAAGACACCCTCAAACGAATTGAAACAAAGGACAATTCCCTGCTGTCCCAGGGTATTTCATAACGACAAAGCCATGGAATTAAACCTAATAATTAAACAATTACGAGAGGATGGTACAGCCAAAGAGTTGTGCCGTCCCTGGCAGATGAAACTCAAAGCCGGAGTTTCTGTAAAGCGACTGGCCGAGCTGTATGTACGAGGCATAGATTTTTGCATTCAGCGCGACTATCCGACGCTGGATTTTATGCGGGATCATTTCCGAGGAGAGTGCGAGCCTTATGGGGTTTTTGTGGATGACGAGGTGGCCGAGCCAATTAAGAACCGCCCCGATGTGGTGCTGAATGGAGATTGCAAGGCGGTGATGGAATACGACGGCTACACTGTTTCGCGCGTATTCATTCGGCATAATGGCCAGGCGGCGATTAACGTCTCTGACCATGCAATGGTAACAATCGACGCTTTCGACAACGCGAAGCTGGTGGTTGCCGCCTCTGGCGAGAATGCCCAAATCATGGTGAACATATACGGCGATGCGCAAGTCGAGTGTATCGGCCTGGGTATCAAAGTAAAATCCACAAACAAAAAAACATACTGATATGATAGACAAAAACCTGATTTTATACCTGCCTTTCGATGATCCAGATGGCGGCGTGGCTTACGACTATTCGAGCAGCCGAGCAGACGCGACACTATCCGGCGGTGCCGCTTTTGTCAATTCAAAGATAGGAAAGGCCCTATCGCTGAATGGTTGGGGTGAGGCCCTGACGGCAAAGGCGATCCCGTTTTCTTCTAATTTCACGGTCGTGCTGGATGTGCTGCCGTCGTGCGATACTCTGGGATGGATCCTTAACTTTTCGGGAGTGGGCAACTACATGGAGGAATGGATGGCGGTTTCACCTGGTAAATGGTGTACGCTGGCATTCGTGCGCGAGGGTACACTGTTCTCTGTTTACAAAGACGGTTCCAGGGTTTTCGCCAAATCATTTGCCGGAAATCCCACGGGATTCTCGCTAAACGATCCCGACCTGACAGGATCCAGAGCGCAACTCGATTCGGTGCGTATGTACAATGTGGCCAAGAGCCAGGCAGACCTATTCAGGCTCCGCCAGGATGACGATGTGGAGTATTATGTGGATGGTGTGAATTTCAAAGACCTGGGTGTGTATGTGAGTGCGTCGGATGGTCTGACGGGCCTGCTGGCCCGCAAAGATGCACTTACGGTGAACTGGGACACGTACCACGGTATCGTGCGCGACAAGGCGCGGCCCCGCTACAAAGAGCGCACTATTACGTTGAAATGCTTTATCGAAGCCCCCAGCCGCGCTGCCTATGTTATGAGGGTTGAAAACTTTATGCGCCGATTCCGAGGGGCTGGCACGCAGCGTCTGAAAGTGGAGTACAACGGCATAAGCAAGCCGCTTGTGTACGAGGTCGTATGTTTGGAGGCCGTAACTCCGTCCAAAGAGTGGGGCCGCTACAACGACGCGTATATGGTGGGTACGTTCACCATAAAACTGGTAGAGGATGAACCCGTAAAAAGAGTGTTGCGGCATGTGGGGGCTGCAAACACGAAATGCACGATCACCGTTACCAGCGTAAAGAAACTGAATATCGCCTGGGGCGACGGCACGCATACCTACAATGTTTCCGGTACGGACAAAACCGTGGCACACACCTATGCCGAGGAGGGCGAGTACGACATTATTGTTTCGGGCGTGATCGAGGATATAGAAGCCTTTTCGACCAACGCGATTGTGGTATGGGATAACTTGCAATGATTATGGATGAACTGACCCTGATAAAGCGAAATGGAGAGCGGATAGAACTTTTCAGCAAGGTACCTTTCTGCACGGTCAGATCGGCCACGCAGAACACCGCGCTGATGGGTGATGACACCGTTACGCTTAATATCATAAGCACCGAGGTAATATCAATCGTCAAAGGCGATAAGATTTATATCGGCGATGATGAGTACACGGTGCGCACCGTTGTACAGCGCGAGAAAATATCGGAAATATACTACTCCTACGATGTAACGTTCTATGGGGTGATCTATGAGCTGATGAAAAGTATATTCCGAAACTGCGACGAGCAAGGGCGCAGCGACAAAAGTACATTCGATCTTACCTATTCGCTCAAAGATATTATCAAAGTCGTGATTTACAATGTTAGCCGCGACTATCCTGGCCTCTGGGCGTTCGATGCCGATAACTGTCCCGACACGGAACCGATTACGCTATCTTTTGCCAGGCAGAACTGCCTGCAAGTGTTGCAAAGTTCGTGTAGCAAGTTCGGTTACGATTTTCGTATAACGCAGCAAAACGGAGTGCGCACCATCCATATCGGCAAATTCGGCGATCGCGTCGTGCCTCCTGGCGGCCTTGAATACTTTGAATGGGGCAGGGGCGGCGGCCTCTACAAACTCAAAGAGGAGAAAATCGACGACAAGGCAATCATTACGCGCCTATGGATAGAGGGAGGCACCAGCAATATCCGTAGCGACTACCGCAACTATTCGGAGCGGTTGCAACTGCCATACCCCAAGCGTTTGAACCGCAACGCTCACACGCTGAAAGACGGCACCAGGATAGCGGCAGGGTCGGAAATGATCGGTATCGACGACGACACCAAACGCTATATGGAGGATGCCGCGCTGGCCGAGAAGATCGGCTCCGAGGAGGACGCGGAGGAGTACCCGAATGTGTTTCCCAAGCGCACGGGCCGAGTTACGGCCCTGGTGGATGGCGACATTAACGCCTTTATCGACGACACAATGGATTTCGATCTTTGCGAGGCGGACAGCAATGGCACGAAATACCTGATAGGCGAAACGGCTGCAAAGATCACGTTTATCTCCGGCAAACTGGCAGGCCAGCAGTTTGAATTACCAAAGAAAGGCGGCTATGTGCATACGTCGCGCAAATTTACGCTGATCCCGTTTACCAACGAGCGGGGCCTGACCATCCCGACCGTCAGCAACGAGGCCATGCGGATCTCCGTCGGCGACCTGTACAAAATAACCGACATAAATCTGCCTGCCTCCTATGAGGAGAACGCAGAGGAGGATCTATGGTATGCTGGACTGGAAACATTCAAGGAGCGCACCCAGGCCAGGGCCAAATATACCCTAACCCTGGATCGTATGTATTTTCTGGACAACACGCCGAGCGATGCTGAGGTGTGCATTTTCAATATCGGCGACTATGTGCCCGTCAAAGATGAGCGTTTCGGTATCAAGAAGCTGATCCGCATTCAGAAAGTAAGCCGAAACCTGCTCTTAAGGCAGGATTACAGCCTGACGCTATCCGACATTACGGCCATATCCGTGATGAGCCAAACCGTCCTGGATGTTATCGAGCACAACAAAATTATAGAGGCAAACAACCTCCGCGACCTGACCAAGGCAAAACGTGGCTGGCGCACCACGGAGGAGTTGCGCAATATGGTGTACGATACTGACGGATATTTTGACCCCGAAAATATCCGGCCCAACTCCATCGACACGAATATGCTCACCGTCGGCAGCAAGAGCCAGCAATTTATCCTTAACGGGGTTGTGATGGAGGCGAACGTATCGGGTATGCCCAACAGATTCAACGCCTCGGCGGGCACGCTGTCGCACCTGACCATCGAGGAGGATGGCGTGCGCAACTGGAATATGGCAGCAGCAGAGTTTACCCTGGCCGCTGAAAGCGGTTATTATCTGTTCGCACGGTGCCCGAAAAACGGGAATAGCGGAACATGGTACATGACCCAGGAGCAGCTGAAATTCGAGCCTGACAGCGACCCGAACAACTACTATTTCCAGGTCGGCATTCTTTCGTCGGTGTACCCCGAAAAATTCCGAGATTTCGTTACGACATACGGATTCACGCGAATAAACGGAAATACGATTACCACGGGGCGGATTGTAACCTCCGACGGGAAATGCTGGATAGATCTGGATGAAAACTCCATGCGGGTGGGCGACGATTCCAGCTCCATCGACTGGAATGTAACTCGCAAGAACGCGATAACGCTACGCAATGTTCAAGTGATAAGCGGATCGGGCGAGGCGGCAAATCTGGGCGTATATCGTGGCACCTACAACAAAAATCTATATTACTACACCAACGACGAGGTTTCCTATACCGACGCTGACGGCGAAACATGCACCTACCGCTACATATATCCGACGCAGAGCAAGGGCGTCGAGCCGACAAACAGCACGTACTGGGCTATCGTGGCCCAAGGAAAAACGGGTACACCTGGTACACCTGGTGCTCCTGGCGACCCAGGCGCGCCTGGAAAGGATGGCAACAGTTCTTTCTTTACATTCCATGACAGCGCGGCAAAACCAGCCACCCCTACGGGAGGCGGAGCCAGCGGAGGCTGGCACACGGATTCCACGGACAGCGTGGTGTGGATGAGTGTTAAAACCGCAGCCTCGATTTTGGAGGGTACGTGGGGCGCACCTATCCGAGTGAAAGGTGCCGACGGCCATAGCCTCACCGCGAAAGGTCAGAAAGTCAGTGTTTCGGATCTGCCTATGACGGGGAACACCATCGGCGACGCATACACGGTGAATGGCATATTATATGTGTGGGCTGGCGCGACCTGGCAGAACATGGGCAGTTTTCGCGGAGAGGATGGAAAATCGAGCTATCTGCACCAAAAGTTCTCAAACGATGGCGGTGCAACATTCACCGACGGGAATGGCGAAACGCCTGGCAGGTGGATGGGGACGCTGGTGGATCAAAACCAGCAGGATAGCGATAACCCGAAAGCCTACAAGTGGGTGGACACAAAGGGTGAGCAGGGTGTACCAGGAGAGCCAGGAGAGGATGGCCGGCCGTGCTATCTGCATATCAAGTATTCGGATAACGGGGGGCTGTCGTTTACTGCAAACAACGGCGAGGATCCAGGCGACTATATTGGCAGCTACACCGATGACCAGGAGCTGGACAGCGACGACCCCGCACGCTATACCTGGGCGCTTATCAAAGGCGGTTCGGGTGCATCCGGCACGGACGCCTCTGCTGGCGACTATTACGAATTTCGCTACGCAAAAAACGGTTCCACGATAACCGCGCCAACTCTGGATAGGACAGATCCAAATCCTGATGGGTGGAGTATCATTATGTCCACGCCTGGCACACTGGAGTATGTATGGGAGATTGTCGGCATAAAGTCCGGCATTACCGACAAAACGCGGCTTCATATACCCATCAATGCGGCCGACACGGGCGGCCGACTGACCGACACGAGTGGAAACGGCCACGATGGTTTGCTGGGGGCTGGCTCCATCGTTTCGGACGCTGCGCGAGGCTATTGCCTGAAACTGTCCGACGATGGCGATGCCCGCATTCCTTACGATCTGCCTTTCGGCCGCAATTTCACGTTGTGTTTCTGGATGAAAACCGAACGGGCAAAATTCACCTGGATGCTGAACGGCGAGAACGGCAGGGAGTATGTGGAAAAGGATGTGGACGTAAGCGCGAATACCTGGTATCATTTCGCATTTCGTTTCAGCGGCCGAACCGTCTGCGTATTCCAGAACGGTCAGCTATTGCATAATGAATCGCTGAATACCACGCCGTCGGGATTCTCGATGTACGATGACAACCTATTTGGTACGACCGTGCATTTTGACGATGTACGTGTTCTGGAGGGGGCCTTTCCAGAAGCGGATATTGTGGCCGTGATGAATGGCACGGCCGACAAGATGGTGCAGAACTGGAGCGTGCCCGTGCGTATTACGCCATACGACGGTAAGGATGGAAAAGATGGCAAAAGCCCCGTTCTTGTCTATCGAGGCATATATGACAGCACCAAAACCTACTATGGCACCGACACCAGGGTGGAGGCCGTAAAGTACAACAATGTGTACTATATTACGCGCATAGACGCCGGTGTATTCTCTGGTATTGCACCAACTGACACTGCAAAATGGAACACGTTCGGTGCGCAGTTTGAAACGATCGCCACCAACCTGCTGCTGTCGGAGGGTGCGAATATCGGAGACTGGTTTATGAGCGGCGGCAAAATTGTTTCAACGCTTGGCACGGGAAACAAAATTACGCTGGATGCCTCTATGGCGTTAATCCTGGTTGAATCCGCTAAAGCTGGCGGCGACCACTCTACATGGGATGGCGGCATAGGTTCAAAGATAAAGATCGACGCTATGAACGGAGTAGTCGAGGCGCGAGGCGTAACCAATGCCAGCAGGGTTGCCTATATGTCTCCAACCGGCCTATTTGCAAACTTTGCAGGAACCGACGGTATGCCGGCATCTTCGGGGTATTCTCATCGTGGCGCTATCGTCGGCCTTGGTTTTGGTAATGTGGATAAAAACACTTGGTCGCTGACAGGTTTGGAAACGATCATAGCAGGTGTGTATGGCCGTGCATCGAATAGCGGCACGGCAGATGCTTACGGCGGATTTTTTTACAGTCTCTTTGCCGCCGGATTGGTGCTGAACCGAAAGCCCATAACTGGCACGTCGGACAATACCACCTATCTCTCCGATGGAGACACATTTGTGATTGGCTACAACTCGGCTGTCAGCACTGTATATCTGCCATCGTCGCCAAAAGAGGGGCAGGTTGTATTCACAAAACAATGGTGGCATGGTACGATGCGCGTCCGTCCGTATGGAACCCACAAAATATACGATGATAGTTCCGAGAATCAATACTACGATTTTTCCGAGGGTTGGGCTGGAATCTTCGTGTTTACTAAATCAGTGATAACTTCGGGATCAACGACAAAGAATGTTTCTGCCTGGATTGTTTCAAGGTTCAAATACTAATACAAAATTATTATGGCTAACTATGGAATTTTGGAAGATGGGAACCTGGTCGTAAAGACGATCGAACCGATTACGGAAATTTCGCGTAACGAAGATGGCGTGCCCACTCCGCATGTCGTATCTGTCGATGAGCAGGCCAAACAGCTGCCGCAAGGTTGGAAGCCGATCGAGGATCTGGACGAATCCAGAATGACAACCTCCAGGCAAAATTGTATCGTTCGCGCGGTTCCGTTCGATAACGGGGATAAAATCTCTTTCAGGTACGAGGAGATCCCAGACCGCCAAAAAGTGAGAGCTGAAATCGAAAAGCGAAAGGCGCAGCTTACCGCCTCCGATTACCAGGTGATCAAGTGCTACGAGGCCTCCCTGACGCAGCAACCGCTACCGTACAATATGGTAGAGGTGAATGCGACCAGGCAGGCTATTCGGGATGAAATTAACCTGCTGGAGGCAGAACTGGCAAAGATGGAGGAGGCAGCAAACTAACTTTCGCGCACTAATATGTGTTTAATGAACGCATTTTTAATTATATTTGCAGTGATTAAACGACAAACCGAATGAATTATGAGTGTAATGAATAGTTTGCGCATTCTTTCAAAGGGTAAGATCGCCGACCTTTCCAGCGGGTTCGACCTGGGTGGCACACCCTTTTCCATCTTTGTGCGCTCAAAACAGGCCACGTTCGATACGCATACAATCGTGCGATGCCAGCTTATTTGCGACCGAGAGGCTGGCGAATTTCCCGTACCTATCGGCGACTGGTCGCCTGGCGCGATAACGAAAATTCCCCATAGAGGTATCGACCTGGACGCATACGAGGTATTCTGGGGAGCAGGTGAAACTATCAAAAGCAAATAAACAATGGGCTTACTTTTAGGCAGCGGCACCACAAAGCCGCAATATCCATACGATCAATGGTATGGAGTGCAAGGTGATTTTACCAGCAAGGATAAGAAGCTGACCCGTGTAGGAAACATGGATCTGCATCGCACCCTGCCGATTCAGTCAAAGTTGAAACGGTTTGTGGAGAACCCCGACGGCTCGGTGAAATACTATCTGCACCAGAATGACAGCCGCAAAAAGGATTCCGGCGCGGCGGCTGTTATTGATTCCACGGACGGGAACGTGATGCTGGAAAAGCCGGAATATTATTTCCGCATGGAGTTCGAGGGCACAAAGTGGCTTCGGGCCTACTCCGAATATCCTCTGCCTGGGTTCTTCAAAATGAAGCGAAGGACCTGCGCGCCGTGGTATTCCTCGGTAAGCAATGGCGTCGCAATATCCGGCTGCTGGCTCACTTGGAGTGGCAACGAAATCGCCCGTGATTCCAACGGCCTGATTGTGTATGCAAGCGGCGCACCGCGCGGAGGCAACGGCACTGCTGCCTGGGATGGCACGTATCGTTCGCTCATCGGTATGCCGAAAACGAGTGTATCAAAGGCGAACGTTAGAGGCTATTGCAAGAACGGCACCCACCACGGTGCTGGCCTTATCTTCAACGAGATTGCCTGGTTGCAGAGGGTTGAGTACGCCAGTTGGGATTGCCAGGAAACCTATAACGCCACGCTGACCGCCGACGGGTTCCGCCAGGGAGGCCTGGGCTACGGCCCCGCGGTAGCCAGTGGAGAGTGGAGCACCCACAACGGTTACAATCCGTTCGTGCCGTGCGGTGTAACGGCTACGCTTGGCAACAACACGGGCAGAGTGAATTTCACCATCAAAAACTGGCAGGGGTCTGGCTCCGACAAGGTGGTACAAGTTACCTCTTACCGCGGGCTTGAAACCCCCTTTGAGTATCTATGGCTCCTGGCCGACGATCTGCTGGTGTACCACTCACCTGACACGGCCGAGAACAGATCGACCATCTATGTATGCGAGGATCCCACAAAGTTCGCGGCTCCGGCCGACAATGCAGCCGAGAGCCAGGTGCCGGATGGTTATGTTTCGATGACTGACCTGCCGCGCGCGAGTGGATGGGTTCTCCAACATGGGCACTCTGGTAAGGGCTATTCATTCCCTGAATCAATCGGTGGATCCGGCAACACGGGAACCTGCGATTATTTCTGGCATCCTGGAGCAACAGCCTCCGGCTGGTATGGTGCCCTTTTGGCCGCGCATGCGGTTTATGGGACGTATGCGGGTTTCGGGTATCTGTATACGGGTTATCGGTCGTCGGGCGCGAATGCGAGCACTGGGTTCCGCTTGTGCCGTTTTTGACGGATTGCAAGACACGGGGGACGGGGCGATTTTTCGCTCCCCCCCCCTCTACTAAAATAAGCGTTCTTTGAAAAAATAAAATAAGGTAGCGGGGGGCTGGTGCCCTTTTGGCCGCGAATGCGAATAATGGGACGAATGCGGGTTTCGGGTATCTGAATACGAATAATCGGTCGTCGAACGCGAATGCGAACACTGGGTTCCGCTTTTACCGTGGTTTATTTTGGTTTTGTTTGTTTGTTAAACTGTCCAAAGCCCTCCGCTACCGTACCTCACAGGGGCTATCGGTTCTGCTGATAGCTGGTAAAACAATATGTGTTAAGATTGGTGCGAGTAAGTAATTGAAAGCTCCTTTTTTAAGCAACGGCACATGGGTCTGGTAAAAACGAAATATGGATATTGCTATACGCCAGAAACACGATTGTATATGTACTCCGATTTTGAGGATTGTGGGTATTATATCAATGGAACGGGGAAACTGGCCGTATCGCCTGGCAAGAGATTGAAAAACGTGTACGATCTCCTATATGATAACGACAACCTTACGCTGGCGCAACACAACGCGCAGAAAGGCAAGGGCAATCGCTCGGAGATCAATAGTTTCAACGAAAATATCATAGAGAATCTGACGAATCTTTATGATATGCTGCGAGACGAAACATATACACCTGGTAAATATCGGGAAAAGGAAATAAGCGACACAAAAAAGCGCATCTTAATGATCGCCCCGTTTTATCCTGACCGGATTATTCACCACTGCCTGATTAACATTCTCGGCCAACACTGGCATCATATATTCAATCCGTTTACCTACGCATGTATCAAAGGCCGAGGTGTACACAAATGTATGGAGGATGTGCATTATGTGCTGATTAGCGACCGGCGCGGCACCAGGTATTGCCTGAAAATAGATGTGCGCAAATTCTATGACAATGTGGATCACGTGGCCCTGAAAGCAATAATCCGTTATACCATCGCTGATGAACGGATGCTGCGGCTGTTGGATAAGATTATAGATAGTAACGGTAAAGCAAAAGGCCTGCCCATAGGCAACTATACAAGCCAGTATCTTGCCAACCTCTACCTGGCGTATTTCGATCACTGGGTTAAAGAGACATTGACGAAAATAGTGGAGGAGCGTTATGGCGTAACCATGTACTATTTCCGATATATGGACGATATAGTTGTGCTATGCGGGGACAAGGATGCACTGCATTTTGTTCTCGATATGTTTGGGCTGTATCTGGGTGCAGAATTGAAACTGGAGATCAAACCAAACTGGCAGATTTTTCCCGTCGATGCTCGCGGTATTGACTACGTTGGATTCAAGCAAAACCACTATGGAATTATGCTGCGCAAGAGTATTCTTTTGCGGTTCTACAAAAAGTTGGAGCGAACCAAACGAAAGTATAAGATCAACGGCATGGACGACATAAAACACTTGTTTTCCTCCGAGTACGGATGGATAATAAAGTGCGACGATGAACATAGTAGTTTTATATTTAACAAATGTTTGAACAATGGAGAAAAGCAATGTTTTGACTTTGGGGCTGCTGGCCGACGCCAGGCCCGCCGTTATTGATCCGCTTAACAACGGACAAGGCACCATCCTCTACAACCACAATATCCGCGAGGTATATGTGGAGGTCGGCGAAAACGGAGAACTGACGGAGGTGGAAACACAGACCGAGAAATCCGTGTCGATGTATCGCTATGACAGCGTGAGGGTCGAATACCCTACAACTGGCGATAACATTTTCAGCACGCTGCTGTCGGCAAAGTACCCATCCAGCACCGAAAGCAAGCTGGCGAATGAGTATCAAAGTGCCGTACTGGGCCTGCTGCCTAAAGATGCAAAGGAGCCTTACAAGGCCTTTCTGCAAGACCGTATTGCCATACGCAATATGGTGGACGCAGATTGCAACACCTACAATATCCCTATCGAGTGATGAACGCCATGGTAGATTTTGAGGATGAACTGGACGCCCAGAACGGCGAGGATAGTCTGTTCGATTGTGAGTATTCAAGTGTGGATGCTCTGATCAACGAGGTGATGGTTTTTACGGGAGTGAAAACCGATGTACAAACGGAGAACGGGACACGAACACTTATTGCCTTTGGCGAGGGTGATGGGAAATCGGCATTTTTCACCGAGAGCAAGCGGCTGAAAGATGTGGTTTGCGATCCCAAGCGGCAATTCCCGTTTCGCGCTATCATTAAGGTAGTCAGATTCGGGAACAATACGGGTTTCAAGTTCTTTTCTCCGAAAAGTCCGATCACCCAGCAGGATAAAGACAATTTCGAGTATTACAAACGAAACAAGTGGAGAAAGAAATGATTACTACATATTTCCCTGATATGGCAACCATGATGACGGTCGCCGTGGCTGTCTGCATTATCGTCCTGATGGCGATGATCGTGGACTTGTTTAGCGGATTGCAAAAGGCGAGGCAACGCAATGAGGTGAGATCCAGCTGGGGGCTGAAACGAACCATGACCAAGTTTATTACCTACGAGGGCGGCCTGATGATCGCTCTGGGGGTGGATATGCTGATCCATATTAGCCACCTCCACCAGCTGCTACGCATAGAGCATCTGCAAGGAGTTCCGTTCGTTATGTGCATGGTCGGCATTTTCCTATTGGTTGTGGAGTTCTTATCGGTGAGGGAAAAGGCCGACGAGAAAACGAAAACGGAGTTTTCTCGTGTCGAATCTTTGGCCTCCAAAATGGTAGATAAGGAGGAGCTTGTGGACGCACTCACCAAGGCGATTGTGGCCGCTTCAACGCAGAAAGGAGGGAACCATGAATAAGCCAATTATACTGATAGATAACGGTCATGGCGTGGAAACGCCTGGGAAACGATCGCCGGATGGAAACTTTCGGGAGTATCAATACACCAGGGAAATCGCCGAAAGAGTTGTGTATAATCTGCGCGCCCGTGGCTATGACGCGCGGCGTATCGTACCGGAAACGGAGGATGTGCCTTTGGCGACACGGACAAAACGAGTGAATGAGATTTGCAGCCAGGTGGGCGCCGCAAATGTGCTGCTGGTATCAATCCATGTGAACGCCGCCGGAAACGGTGCCGACTGGATGAAAGCGCGCGGCTGGTCTGCCTACACCAGCAAGGGAAACACCAAGTCCGACGAGTTGGCCACTTGTCTGTACGATGTGGCGGAGCAGACATTTGTGGGCCACAAAATACGCAAAGACAACTCCGATGGCGATCCCGATTTTGAGGAGAATTTTTATGTTCTCGCCAAAACCAAGTGTGCGGCCGTCCTGACAGAGAATTTCTTTCAGGACAGCAAGGAGGATGTGGCCTACCTCACCTCCGACCAGGGAAAGGCAAATGTGGTGTGGGTGCATGTTCAAGGTATAATCCAATATCTCGTCCAGAATGAATAAGTATCTGACAATCGCATGTGCCGCGTTGCTGGCCGTATGCGCCGCCCTATGGGGCATGAACAAGAATCTGCGCGCCGAAAAGAGGAGGTTAGCGGGAAACCAGGATGCCTTGATGCAATGGGTTGACTACTACAAGACGGAGGCCGGAAATTCGGCGGCCTCCGTCCAAAGACTGGAGTTATCCTATTCCGAGCTGAAACAGCATTACGAGGAGATCTGCCGAACGGCCGACGAGTTAAAGGTGAAAGTCCGGCGACTGCAATCTGTCAGTCGAACGGCCACTGAAACGGATGTGAAAATTCAGACAGTGATCCGTGATAGCGTTGTGTTTCGCGATGGGGTTCTGGATTCGCTGATGACAATTAACTGGAGCGATGCCTGGGTGAAAATAAAAGGTGAAATGCGCAGAAAAGAATTGACGCTGGATATTCATACAACCGACACGCTGATTCAGATCGTCCACCGTGTGCCCAAAAAGTTCCTTTTTATACGATGGGGCACAAAGGCAATTAGGCAGGAGATTACCAGCACCAACCCGCACACCACCATCGTCTATTCGGAATATATCGAACTGAAAAAGCGCAAGCGCAAATAACAAATTTACCTGGAAAATTGAGAGCGGAAATTTCCGTTCTCAATTTTTTCGTATCTTTGTAGCGCTGATAAAATTTTATCGGTGTTGCAAAAGAGAGATCCCTGCCGTTCAAGGAGTGGCGGGGATTTCGATAAAATGCAATAGTTCTACAATAGTTCTACAAAAATACAGATTACAGGTGTAAAACATTGTCAAACAACGATAGATTTAAGGTTTCCTAAACCCTAAATTCGCGTTCGAGTCGCGGTGGAGCTACGAAAACAGAGCGCCGACTAACTTCAAGGTTAGCCGGCTCTTTTTGTATTCCGAATTGGATTTATAGAGTGGGCTTATTGGGGACCACCAGCAAAATCCAGCGGAAAGATAAACCCTCCACACAAGTCTGCGGGGCGCAGCCTGCGGAGTGCCGCGAACAGATGTGAGCGGGCCTCCGCCGCCGGAGGCTGCGGCCCGCCGGCCTTTTCAAGGCCGAAAAGGAGGGGTGTAACACCGTTATCCCCCCTTGCGCCTATTTCCCCTCCCGGCGTCACCCTGAGGAGGGCCCTTGGGCCCGACGTGAGGGTCTCATTTCCGCTGTCAAGAAGAATCATCCGGTTGGATTAGGAGTTTGACAACGGAAATGAGATGCCCACGTCGGTTTTGTTCCAAAACCTCCTCGGCATGACGTACACATGGTGGAAGGGCGCACGGCCG